TTCTTTCTCAAACTAGAGTGCTGATTAAGTTCTATCTGTTCAATCAGGGCACTCGACAAGAATAAACCAAAAATTAATTAAACTACATTATGGGTAAAATAGGAAAAATCTCTACGATTAAGAGAGAGTATAATAGTTCTCAGTTACAAACTATGGATAGCGGACTAGCTTCACAAGGAATGAGTAGAATTCCTGGAACAGGAGTTTTTAAGTATCCTTATAAAGAACTTGATGGAAAGTATAGAACAGGATTAGATCCTACAGCTTCTTACATTAAACGTATTCAGGATCCAACAGAAAGAGAACTTGAAATAGAAAGAGTTACATCTTTACTAAAAAAGTTACAAGCTGAACTTGGAGATATTGATTTAGGACCAAGAGCAGCATTTTGGAACTATGGAAAGTCTACTGGTACAAATGATGACTTACATGTAAAACCTGTTAAGTTATTAGATGGTGATAATCTATATGATTTAAATCAAACTTTTCAAGAACTATCTTTTGCTTGGTTAAGAGTACATCCAACTATTGCTTCTAGCTATCAAGCTTGGGAGCGAGGTGAGTTTCCTGCTGATACACAATATTATGTTGTAGATGATGAAATTGAAACTGCAATTGTTTATAAGAAGAAACAACTAATTAATAAAGCTATTATTAGTTTTGATTCAATGAGTGTTGAGAAGAAAAGAAAAGTTGCAAGACTTTTAGGTCTTCCTATCACTAGTGAAACAAAAGAGGAAGTTATTTATAATCAAGTAGATAGCATGTTGAAACAAGCTGAAGTTAAATCTGGAAGCTTTAAAGGATTAAATCCTGTAGAAGTATTTAACAGATTTGCTAATATGAAAGATAATTTACTCCATATTAAAGATTTAGTTAAGCAAGCTATTCAGCATTCAATTTACAGAGTTAAACCAAGTGGTTTAGTTTATGAAGGAGAATATGAAGTAGCAAAAGATGAAGAAGAATTAGTAAAGTTTTTAATTAACGAAGATAACCAAGATGAGTTATTAGTGTTAGAAGGAAAACTTAAATCTAAAAAACTAGCCGCTGTATAGTATCTAGTTTTACTAAAAAAAGTTAGGTATGATATCTGTAGATAGTTTATTATATAAAATAGATCAAAGACTAAATAAGCTATCAACGAATGAGCATCAACAAATTCAACTGGAAGATAAAATCTTAGCTCTGAATGAGGCTCAGATTAAGTTGATAAAACAAAAAGTTGATGGTTTTGCAATCCCAAACAAATTGGGAATGGATTCTTTTAAGAAGAGATATGAAGATTTACAAAATTTAATTATAGATTATGCAAATCAACCATTACCTCTTACTGAGAGTAATCCAGAAATAAATAAATGGAGTGCTGATTTAACATCATTAGAACCTAACTACATGTTTTATGTAAATAGTTATGTTTTAGCAGACAAAGATAAATGTAAGAATCGAAAGATTTGGATTAATGAAGATCTTAGTAAACACGGAGATTTAGCATTATTATTAAATAATGATCATTATAAGCCAAGTTTTGAATATCAAGAAACTATAAACTCTATAAGCTCCGATGTAATAAGTATCTATACAGATGGTACTTTTACACCTAACACCCTTAATGTAATGTATATGAGGTATCCTATATACATTAATAAAGAAGGATATATCCAATTTGATGGTGAACCTTCAACAAACGTGGATTGCGAATTACATGAATATTTAGAAGATGAACTTTTAGATTTAACAGTTCAAAATCTAGCAATGTATACTGAAAATAGTGCAGCTGTACAAAGTGCACAGTTCAGGATACAAACAAACGAATAATTAATAACCCCTTAAATATATAAACAATGGCGGATTTTTCATTGACTACATTATTTGTAGTCCCAGTAGGGCAAACTACGCTCCCTAGCTCTGGCTCAACCCAAGACCTTACACCAGGTCAAGTAGGATTCTTTTTCCCAGATTACTCAGCATTTGATCCATTAAGTGATAGTCTTGATGATGATAAGTACTTCTACGTAGCACAAGGTAGAGAAAACACTTATCTTCAAGGATCAAAACGATCTGGTAAGATAGCTGTTAAAAACAGTAATACTTTTTATCAACCTGCAAACATTACTGAACTTTACTCTATAACAGGTTGTGCAACAGCACTTAACCAAATTACTGAAGTAGACAATTGGACTGTACAGTGTGGTGAAGTAGTAACTTTAACGTTACGTGCTCACTCTTCTTACATCGATACTCTTTATTTCAACGGATTTACACGTTCAGTAACTGTAAATGCACCATGTTGTGACTGTGGAGGTGATCCATGTACAGATGTTGATGTACCAGCATTAATTGATGCATTTATTGTAAAATTAACACAACAAGCTCCTGGTAACAACCCAGACAACATTAGCTTCAATACCTTTTATACTTTCGAAAGAGTAGGTGATGATGCTACTGCAAAATTAGTAATTACAGGTAAGCCAGTAACAAAATATGGTCAGCCATGTGATGTAGCTGCTGATCCACATGAGTTTGACAAAATGCGTTTCCATGCATTTGTTTACTCAGGACCTGCAACCACTGCAGACTTTATTGTAGCAGATACTTGTGATCCTGTTGCTGATGTTGCAGATGTTCAACAGTCTTCTTATCCAAGAGGTACTTCTGATGAAATCAAACAACTAGAAAAGAACTTCTATAGCTACCAAGCTGGTTACTTAAAGTCTTTACTAAGAATGAATGGTTTCAACCAGAACTTTGAATCTCATGTAACTGATGGTGTTATTTATGACACAATTACTATTAAATTCAACGAAATTGATAAGTCAGCTTATCAATGGTCAGACTATATAATGCAAGATCAAACAGTAATTATTGCAATTCCTCAAGGAGCACTCTCTGTAGATTTGATTGATGCTATTGTAAATAATTATGATGGTGTTGAATACGGTGCTATTTGCCCAACTACTACTACCACTACTACCGAACTACCATAATAAAGTTCATAAGTAGATATAATATGTGCCAGAGGGTGAGAGAATTCTCTCATTTTCTGGCATTTTTTTTAATAACAATAAAAGTGTATGTTAGAATATAATTTAGATTTAGTAACAGGGTGTAACAATAACACTCTATTTCTTGTTGTTACAGACGCTTCATTCTACCCTACTGACCCACCAGTAGCATTTAACCCAACTATTACAATTACACCACCAGGATTTGATCCAGTGGTTTTACCTTTTGTAATAAATGAGACAAATGTTTTTGGATCTGATGACTTAGGAATAACTGAAGAAGGTTGTAGACAAAATATTCCTGATGGCATATATTGTTTAGAATATACAATAGAAGTAGATGAGTTATTACCACCTACAACTATAACAATAAATAAAACAATATTACGTACTGCTCAACTAGAAGAAAAGTTTAATAATGCTTTTCTAAAACTAGATCTTATGCAATGTGATGGAGAGATAGCAAAACAAACTAGTGTAAATCTTAATACAATTAATTTCTTTATACAGGGAGCAATAGCTGCTGCTAATAATTGTGCAGATAAAGAAGCGATTCGTTTATATGATCAAGCTGATAAAATGTTGAATCATCTTGATAAATGTGGATGTGGTTGCTCAGGAACTAACTATTTGGTAAATTTTAGATAATATGGCTCAGTGTGCAAATTGTGGAGCAAAGGTAGGGTGTGGATGTCAGCTAACAAATGGCTTATGCACTTACTGTAACAGTTCCAAAAACAAAAAATAATATGTTACAAAGTAAGTTTACAAATTGTAAAAAGGGTGGGGATATAAATAACCTACTTAAAAAAATAGATTGCAGACTAGCAGAGCTAAGTTATAACATGTACAATAACATTGTATTCATGTTAAACAAGTGTACGCCTGCATATGAGCTTACTCAACTATTAAAATATAGAGAGATTCTTATAAAGAAACAGGATAATGAAAACTATGTGGAACATTTTTCTGTAGAAGATATTGCTAGTAAGGTTATAAGATTAACAGCAGGGTGTTCACCAAGATGTCCAGAAGTAAACTCAGTATGTATATCAACAACTTCTAGCACTACAACAATAAACTGCTCTATTTTGAGTGGTGAAATAGTATGTGCTTAATATAAATAATTTAAAAAATAAAATAAAATATGTCTTGCTCAAATTGCTTTAATGGATGTGTAGAAATTACATCAGATAAATGTGTTAGATACACAGGTGAAGATATCCCTCAGTTAGGAATAAGTAATGGGGATCCTTTAATTAATGTAGAACAAAGTATAATTCAATTCATACTTTCTATTTCTACAGGTTCAACTATTTTTCCTACTATTACATCTCTTCAAGTTTGTGCAATAGTACAAAATGCATTACCTGCAGTAGGACCTTATACATTAGATAATTATCTTAGTGCATTGATAGATGTTTCATGTGCTCTTGATTCTAGATTAACAGCTGTTGAAGGTGAAAACAATAACACCCCATATGATTTACAATGTTTACTTGCATCACCTACAGATACTTCCAATACTCATGAGGTTTTACAAATTGTAATAAATAGATTATGTTTACTTATAGCTGATCAAAGTGCATTTGAAGCTATTGTAGATGCAACATATGTAAAGATATCTGATATAAATACTTACATAGAAAACTATTTAGCTACACAACCTAATCAACAGTTAATAAGCAACAGAATGGCTCCTTATTCAATTACTGGATATGCAGGTCCACTTAGTAATTTTGATGCTTCTGGAGCTGGTATAGGTGACTGGGATAAGATATATTTATGTAACGGTTTTAATGGTACTCTTGATTTAAGAGGAAGAGTATTAGTTGGTACCACTTCAGGTATGGGTGGAGCAGCACTTAACAATGCAGTAAAGCCAGGAATTAATGGTAATCCAGGTTATGTATTAGGAGAAAGTAAGGGTAGCAATCAGGTTATTTTAAATGAAAATGAACTTCCTTCACATGGGCACACTGCTTCAACAAACCCTGTACCAGATCATGTACATGGATTTGAAAATCCTGTTCCATCAATCTCTTCTGGTCTTGGATCAGCACAAAGACTTACCACTGCTAGTGACATCAACTCTATTGATATTACAGAAACTGAGCCTGCTGGAACACATTCGCACGGTGTTACAGTTAATCCAACAGGAGGTAACCAAGGACATGATAATTATCAACCAGGTACAGGAGTTTATTATATAATTTATATACCTTAGTATTATGAGTTGTAAAGATAATAAAGATGCTTTTCTTCCTGTAAACCCTAAATGCGATAACGTTGTTTTAAATTCGCCATGTGGTTGCAAAACTAAATATGTTAGAGGAGAAGAAGAAAAGCCTAGAAATTGTAAATGTAAAAAATAAGAAAATGTCATCATTTGTAGAAAAATATAAAAA